TCTACGTACTTGCCACGTATCAGGTGGTCTGCGTCGTCTGGTGGTATGTCGTACTCTTGACCAACCACCAGACGAACAGAACCGCCGTTAACTGAAGCAACCACGTTGGCGATTGCTTTAACTTTCATGATTACGCCTGTGTTGCGTACTGAATACCTTCAGCCTGCAAAACCTTGTAAACTACTCGGAAATAGTAATGCAGATTGACTTGTCCGTTAGCCGCATTGCTGTACGGGTCACGCAAGACAGTTACATCGGGCGAGATACGGACACCCATCGAAGAGAAGTTTCCGTAAACCAGCGACTTCAAGCCAGTGGTCGCCAGCGGCATGTAAGTGCTATTGTGGATAGGCTTACCGAACAACTCACGAGTGCTGCCGCCGATTGACCCCTGTGGCGTTGGCACAAACTGAAAGTTGTTGCCAGTGAAACCACGCAGATAACCTTCGACCGTGCGATTCATCAACCAGGCTGCCCCGGGGTCGTACTGCTCTTTCAGCTTGTACATCAATGCTGGAATTTCTGCAGCTGTGATTGCAGCGGCTCCGGCAAGCGTCAAGCCAGCCGTGCCATTAGCAAGCGCCTCAGTAACCAGCAGGCTGTTGTGAGTCAGTGCCATAGCATCACCAACGTACTTGTTGAGGAATGCCATCAATGCACTATCTTCATCCTGCAAGAGTTCGAGCGAAAGTTGAACTTTCTTCGTGTATTTCGCAAGAGTCATTTCAACCTGGCCAAGCGCCGGGGCGTCACGATCAAACGCACCCGCTTCTGCTGTGCTGACAAACACGTTGGTTGCGCCGCCATCAATCGGAACATTTACGGTTGTACCGCTGCCAGGAATCTGGATGACACCAAGCTTCTGGTAGAGTGCGGTTTCGTTCATTTTGCCGATGATACCGGCATAGTGTCCGGTAGGAACGGCATAACCACCATCAGCCGACGTACCGATATTCATGTCGGTGTTGTTGCTGGCTTTTGTGCTCTTGATTGCGCTATCGTCGCCAGTCTTCAGCCAGTAGGCAAATGATTTTGTTTCATCGTCGCCTCGTTTCGTTTTCAGATTGACGGCTGGCGATTCCACCTGAAAACCAGGTTGTGCGGCTGGCTGCTTTTCCACCGCTTCAACACGGCTGGAAAGTGCCTTGAATGCTTCGCTGATTTCGCCAAGTTTGCTGAGGATAGGCGAGAAATCAGGAGCGGCTGTCTTAATTTCTTCGTTCATGATATGTGCTCCGTTATGTTGTTCTACTTCACTAGTTGATTTACCATTGTTCGATTCAGTTGCGGTAGCCGACGTTTGCGCCACGTCCTCTGGCTGTCCCGCCTCGCCTTCCTCGTCTTCTGGCTGTATGTCTACAGACTTTGCGTCTGTCGATACCTGCAATAATGCTTTGATGCCTGCGTCAAACTCAGCAAGCGATTTCATTACCTCGGCTCCAAGTGTGCGAGGCTCTGCTGGTGTCGGTGTCAAGCTGAATTCGATGATCGGCCATGATTTGATTGTCTTTCCAGACCGCTCGACCAAATGCGAAACACTGCCACTCGACCAACCAAGCACGCCCTTTTCAGCGAGTGCCATGATGTAAGCCGTGTACTCGTTGCTACGTGCTAGCTCTGCTTCAATCCATAGCCCGAATTCATCAGCCTTGATGTTATCGGCTGGAATGCGCCCGATGACACTGGTTTTGATTGCCTGGTTCATGCCGTGGTCGTAGAGCGTTAATTTGTTTGGCACTAAATCCAGCATATAGTTTGTGTCTTTGGTGAATGTCTCACCATCCAAATCGGAGCCACCAAACACAACGCCATAACCCGCAATCGTTACCGTGTCCGTTGTAATGCTTTTGATACTCGCTTTTCTATCCATGATTTGCACCAAATAAAAACGGCGCAATCTATAGGAGTTGACTCCTACAAATTGCGCCGCCAGATATACTACCGTCAGCTAAAGTTATTCAGTTTTTACAAGGCGCTTTAAGCTGCTGTCGCCTTGTCTGCAATGGCTCTATACCAAGAATCTTGTGTATCTGCTGGATTCTCTGTATCAACGCCTCACGTTCACGCTCTAAATCGCTGCGACTCACCAACACATAGTCGCCTGAACTATTCGTAATTATACCACTGTTTTGTGTAAGCTCAAAGCTGTTATTCACTATCTCAACGCCTCACTTATTGCATTCTCAAAGTCTCGCACAATCGTTCTATATTCGGTGTCCACAACGTATCTATCTGTTTGCCACAAGCCACGATGGATGCGAGCTTGGAATTGATACGACTGCACTAGTGGTGCATAGGATGCGTTATTGCCGACTTTTCCTTGAATACCACCGTTTAGGCTAGTAACCCGACCCGACCATCTCTTACTTAGATTTTCGGACGTTCTCTTTTTGCTCCACTTGAATCCATAACCACGAATGTAATTACTTCCTGGTCTTTCGGCTGGGTACTCTCTCATTCTGTGTAAAATTCGTGTCACTGAACGTTCCATAGGTTGGCGTAAGTGCTTCGTACCTTCCACTTTGCCAAGCTTCTGGATAAGCGTGTCGATTCCTTTGATTTGAATTGATACACTCATACCCATCTCCCCTCAAATGGCGAACAGATAGGGCATACCCGCTCATCTTTACTAGTACGAAACACCCAATGTCCCTTATTCTTGTCGTCAATCGCAATACTAAGCCAACATCGACATTTTACATGGGTGTTTTCAGGTGGACGGATAGACGGCTGATGGTCGATCACGCCACTCTCAATGCCTGCTGCAACCGTCCCCTGTGCCGCCGCTCTCGTTACTTCCGTTGCGGCGATTCTTTCAGCTCGCTTCCGTCCGAATACAGGTTCTAAATCCTGTATCAATTGCTCTAATGGCTCTCTGTTCTCGAACCACCGTGCAACTGTGCTACCGACTAACCTACCAGATGTAACCGCCATCTGTTCAAGTAGCGTATCCGTGTAGGCAATCGCCCAATCTCTAGCCGCTGTATGCGCAAGTAGGTAATCAAAGCCGATACCCACGCTTTCAAGTTGCGCAATGCCGATACTCACACCTAAATCAGCACTATCAATCAACGCTCTACTTACCGCATCCCGTAATGCCTGCTCTTCACGAAACGCTCTTTGTATCCGGCTTGCTTCAATGTTCGGGTCAATGAATGCGCCACCAAAACCATCATAGCCAGCAGGATAAAGTGTGTTCACCATCTCGGTGAAAGCTTTGTCGATGTTGCGTGCGCTGCGTCTCTCCAACTCCATGCGTATCTTCTGCTCGGCTTCGTCGTCATCTGGCGACAATTGCAGAATGAGAGCCTTTACACTGTCACGGGTAAACGTCTCCGGTAGCGTAAAAAAAGGCTGCTCGGTCGCCACCTCCCGCACATCGTCGGCGATCTCGTGCAGTTCATCATGCGATAAGTACTCAGCCTTAAACATGTGAATATCGGCGTTATCTCGTTTTTTTAGCCACTTGCGAAACTGTGCAGCCTCTTTCGTTTTCGCCTGTGTGTTATCGGCTGCGTCTTCCTTCGGCTGGCTGGTATTCTGCGCATTGTTTGACTGTGCGCCATTCTGCTGATACTTTGCTAACTGTGCATCTAGTAACGCTTGTTGCGCTGCGTCTGCCTGCTGTTTTGCCTCGTCTAGTGATTCGTATGTCACGCCGTCAGGTAAGCCAATTCCAAGAATCTCAGCGGCTACAGACAATTTCATGCCAGCGTTGACAAGCTGCACCAATGCGCCTGCACGTTGTTCTTCGTCCTCTTGATAGATAGACAATGACTCCGGCTTAAACACGATGCGATAACCCAGCTCTGTAAATAGCTGGCGATTCAACGAGTTAGCAATTGTTTTCGCTCTTGGTATGATGGTCGTATCGTAGAGATTCAGCCTGTCAGCTTCTGCTGTAGCAAAGTTGGAAGCGTTGCTCATTACCATCGAATGCGGAACGCCCAACGCTGTGCTGATTGCCTCACGCTTTTCTTCGGTTAAGCTATTGTTATTAAGCGCCTCCAACCCCTCACCGACAACAATCGGCTTTACGCTTGCCGAAATAATCTCAGTGTTAAAAGCGTTTTTCACACCACTAAAAGCACGCTGCCACCATGCCTTTAAACGCTCACGTTCAGCCGGAGGCGGCATTCCCTCAACTGTCAACAGTGTCGGCTTAATTGCGCCACGTTGAAAGAACAGACTGCTATATTGATTCAGGTTGTAGATAACCTGAGCGTCAAGCAGCGCCGCCGCCACTGGTGATGCACCTGGTTCAGTCTCATGCAATGGATTAAGAATGTGAAAATAGATGATATTCTCAACCGCCCACGGCTGCACGCTAACACCACCGCCTGTACTGCCAATGGTGCGCTTGTATCCAATCAAGCCATCAACAGGACTCCATATCGGTTCCATTGTCGAAGGCGCAAACCATCGTAAATCCTCAATGCGTTTACCACGATTGCGAACTTTGCCGATGTAGGCAGTGCCTGTAATGCACAACGCTGACTCTGCCAGGTAGAGCAAATCAGGTAGAGACTCAAGCCACGGAAGAAACGAATAATCTTCACTCTCACTGTTGGCGATCTCGCTGTCACCTTTCATTATCGACCACGGAAGCTCCTTCAATGCACCCGCTCGAAGATGCACGCAACGATTTACCCAACCAACCGCAGAGTAAGCCATTCCAACGTCAACGGATGCGCCACCGTCGTTTATCTCCCAACCGAGCACATCACGCCATGCGTTAGCATCCGTGAGAGATAAAGGAGTCATTTTAATGTTACTGTTTCCGCTTCCGTATGCCATTTGCACCCGTCGTGAAATAAAAAATCCGCTATATAAATTATAGCGGAGTAACGGAACCTTGCAATATGTAGTTATGTACCTACGGACGGTTTACATGGTTACTTGAAATATGCGATGATGGCTATCAGTAGAACGCAAAAGCTAAATCCACTCATAAACAACCACACTATCAAACGCACCATTTCGTAATTAGATAAAACATAGTTGCTATCCATCTACCATCACCAAAATCCTTCTATTTTTACTGTAATTACATCAGCGTGTATTAATCTTCAATTCATCCATGATGATTTGCATTCGCTCTAATATCTTTTTTGCGTGCCAGTAATTCAACTCGCAATTTTGCACGATATTATCCATACCGCATTTGCCCTTACTGTTGTAAACCATCACGTCATTGATTAATATCTCAAAGTCATATCTGTAATCATCATCGAACGAATGAACTGTATTTTCTTCAAACCAATACAAATCATTTATCTTTTCACGTTCTCCGGTAGTCTTGTCTATTGCAACTATATTAACCATCTACCCTCACAGCCTCCACATAGAACTTCACCGCCAGTTCTAACGTCGACTGGCATCCTGTCGCCTTCCTTGCGTTACTCAGATAATTACGTATAGTGTTCGGTGATAGCTGCAATTCTCTCGCAACCTGTTTCTGTGTTGCGCCTGTAACAATCTGCGTCATAACCTCTTTTTGTCGGTTCGTGAGTCTGCTCATAATTGTCATTACATCCTACAAAAACAAAGAGTTTGTCCCGTTCGTCGCCTGCCACACCATCAACGC